GGAAAATGGGATAAATTGGAAGAATACGAAAAAGCGGATGAGATAGAAGAGCCTGAACCCTCCTATTATGAAGAAGCCGAGGTTTACCATTGGCAGTTAGGAACCCCGGACAATAATAAACACCCAAAAGAACAAATTGAAAGACTAGCTCAGTTAATTGAGTTTCAGGGCTTTCGTAATCCTGTTGTCGTTTCCAATAGGACAGGCTTTGTAGTTGCCGGGCATGGTAGGATTGAAGCCGCTAAGAAGTTAGGGCTTAAAGAAGTGCCTGTCATGTTTCAAGACTTTGAAAACGAAGCTCAGGAATACGCCTACCTGACATCAGACAATGCTATTGCTGCGTGGGCTGAACTAGATCTTAGTGCTGTTAATACTGAGATGCTGGATTTAGGGCCTGACTTTGACATTGACCTTCTCGGGATAAAAGATTTTGTCATTGAGCCAATTGAGAAGTTTGAGCCACAAGCTGACGAAGATGATGTGCCAGAAGTAGTTCATCCGATTACTCGCAAGGGTGATATTTGGTTACTGGGTAAGCACCGACTCATGTGTGGTGATTCAACCATGATTGATGATGTTGAGAAGCTAATGAATGGCGAGAAAGCTGATATGGTTTTTACAAGCCCACCATACTCGGACATGAGAGATTACAACGGAGGGAAGGACTTATCTGTTTCTAATGTATCTGATTTCCTTACAACCTTCTGCATTTACACAAAGATGTTTGTTGTTAACCTTGGGATTCAAAGAAAAGATGGGGAAGTTTTTGAGTATTGGAACGAGTATATTCAAAAAGCAAGGGACAACGGGCTTGGACTTTCGTCTTGGAATATATGGAATAGAGAAGGCATGGGTGGATCCATAGGCAATATGACAGCAATGTTTCCTATTGAACATGAATGGATCTTTGTTTTTTCAGATGGAAATACAGAGCTAAATAAGACGAAGCAAAATGTATCAAATAAATCAAAAAAAACAGTAACCAACAGAATGAAAGATGGAAGCACAGAAAAGAAAACTGTTAGTGTTAATGCTATGGGAAAAATTGGAACTGTTAGTTCTTTTGATTTTGACAGGTATACAGGAGGAGAGAGATCACATCCAGCTCAGTTTCCTGTTTCGCTTGCCGAGTCATATGTTGAGGCTTGCTCAAGCAGGTCAGTTATTGATCCATTTGGTGGCGGTGGAACAACGATAGTTGCTAGTGAGAAAGTTGGTAGAAAGTGCTTTTCAATGGAATTAGATGAAAAATACTGTGACGTAATCATAAAGCGCTGGGAACAGTATACAGGAAAAAAAGCAACCCTAGAATTAACTGGTCAAACATACGAAGAATTAAAGGTGGAGCGAGATGGCGAGACCCCAAAAAATAATAGACGAAGAAACGGTTAAGAAATTAGCTGCTCTTAATTGTTCTATGGAAGAAATTGGTCATATTGTAGGCTGTTCAGTAGATACACTTGAAAGGCGTTTTGCGGAAGCTATAAAAGAAGGGCGTTCTCATGGAAAGGTGAGCCTTAAACGCAAGATGTTTGACACAGCTATTGCCGGAAACGTAACTATGATGATTTGGCTTTCTAAAAACCTGTTAGGTTATTCAGATAAGATTGAAACAAAAGAAGTATCTAAGGAAGATACAAAATCTTTAGTAGAAGAAGCCAAGAAGCTAACTAAAGAACTAGATGTTGGGGGTGTCTGTTGAAATTTCATAAGCTACATGATGAGCATAACGCCATTTTAGTGACTCCACAGTATCAAAGAGAGTATGGGGAAGCTTTGCAAGAGTGGTACCCTAATCACGAAATCATCCCATCAACTATGGTTAGCGCAGGCAACTCATATCTAGTGAACAAAGATGAGCTATTGAAGCAGTACAATGAGAAGATAAATGCAAATACTCATTAGAGAGTTTAAGCCCGAAGATACAAACTTTATTTTATCTTCCTGGATAAGATCTTCTTATTCTAACGTGACAGGTTATAAAGAGAAGTTTTCTGTATTTCACAAGGGAATGGAAAGCATTATCAAAAAGAAGTATGAAGATGGCTCAATCATTCCCTACATTGCTTGCCTAGACTCTGATCCTGATTTCATTTTAGGTTTTGCTATCTTTGGAACTGATTACACCCTTCATTACGTATTCACTAAAGAAGCTTTTAAGCGCCTTGGGGTATGCAAGACCCTACTTAATCACATGTATAAGAACAAAAAAGACATTAAGGTAAGTCATTGGTGTAAAGACTTAAACTATATAAAGAAGCACTACAACGTCGAGTATGATCGTTTTAAACTATTCAGCTAAGGAGTAACTATGATTAAGCTAAAAAATGCAACATTTGCACAGGCAGTTAGACTTCAAAACAACAAAATGGAAAACTTTGTAACTTCTGAACAAAAGCTTTTTGAGCTTTACTATAAGCCCGAAGAGCAATTGCTTTACATTTACTACAAGGATTCTGGTGTTATCAAAGCGGTTGGTATTACTAACATAGTTGAAATGACCCTATCTGAAGAAATCAAAGCAGCTAAAAAGTCAGCCTAATGTCAAAAGCTGAAAGGCTTAAAACAATTATTGAAGAATTAAAAAGGAGGGGCGTTTTAGCTCCTCCCTTCTTCTTGGATCCAAACTTCCCCCTACAATTTAAAGCCGCTCAGGATAAGTCATTTTTAAAGGCTATCCAATGCACTAGACGTGCAGGAAAATCAACAGGTGAGGGCAAGGAAACGCTTCAGGCGATGATTGACGTGCCAGAGAGTAACCACCTTTATGGTGCCCTCACGCTTTCCTCTGCCAAAAACATCATTTGGGATACTTTGCTAACTGAATTGGAAGCTAAGAAGGTTCCTTACAGATCTAATGAGCAGCAAGGGATTATCAAGCTAGAAAACAAAAGCCAGGTTAAACTATTTGGGTTAGATTCTTCTTATAAAGAAATGAGGAAGATCCTTGGGTCTAAATATAAAACGGTCAAAGTGGATGAGGCTGGTTCGATCACTCAAGACCTAAAAAGGATATGTTATCAAATGGTTATGCCTGCTTTGACTGATGTTAATGGCAGACTTACTTTGCTAGGGACGGCTGAGAATATACCTAAAACTTTCTTTGAGTCTGTTACAACAGGGTTAGAACCAGGTTGGTCAGTACATAAGTGGACTGCGTTTGATAATCCTTATATCGCAGAAAAGTGGCGTGAGCATATTAAATGGATAGAAGAGTTCAACCCTACCTTCAAGCTCACATCAGAGTACAAGACGCATTACCTTAACGAATGGTGCGCAGACGATAGGCTTCTAATCATCAGAATAACTCAGAATACAGTTATTGATCCGATAGAGTTGGTTGCCCCTACATACATTTTAGGTGTTGATATTGGCTTTAATGACGCTTGCGCCTTCTCATTAGTTGCATTTCATAAGAAGTCACCAGATCTTTATGTGGTTGAGTCAGTGAAAGAAAAAGAATTAGATATTACTGACACAGCTAACAGGATTAAAACCTATTTAAGAAAGTATCCAATTGCTAAAATCATCATAGATGGCGCAAACAAACAGGGTGTTGAAGAGATTAAGAATAGGCACCACATACCACTAACAGCAGCAGAGAAAACCGATAAGGCATGGCTTGAATACGCGCTTAAAGTTAATCTTTCCATCAGAGTCATGCCAATGCTTTACAAACCCATCTCCAAAGATACAAGCATCTCTAAAAGCTTTCTTGGTCTCTTCGTAAATGTCCATCTTATAGAATTGACCAAACACATAACGGTCAAGCTTCTTAGCCTGCTGTTGGTTACTATGGTAAGGGTGTTGCTGAAATCATTACAGGGCACCAGGTTGAAATCAACCGCATGCTAAGACGTATTTCAAGATCTATGAACTTGATGAGTTCCCCTAGCGTGCTAGTAGACTTTATGTCTGAGATTGTTGATACGCATTTCAATAACGAAGTAGGAACTGTAATCAAGTACAAGAATACACCACCAATCTATAACTTTCCTGCTGGTATTAACCCGACTGTCATTGATTGGTTCCTTACTGTCTATCAAAAAGCTTTTGAGGAAATCGGTTTATCTCAGCTTACTGCACAATCACAAAAGCCTGCTGGTTTAGACTCTGGTAAGGCATTAAGGGAGTACAACGATATTGAGACAGAGCGTTTTGCAGAGCTTGCCCAAGCTTGGGAAAAGTTTCACTTAGACATTACTGAAGCGCTTCTTACCCATTCTAAGCAGATTGCTGATGAGGGTGGAAATGTTGTGGTACTTTCCCCGGATAAGATGGGAGCTCAGAAAATTGACTTTAAGAAGATCAAGCTAAAAGACTCCGAGTATATTATGCAGGTTTATCCAACCTCTATGCTACCTAAAACACCGGCTGGGCGACTTGCTTATGTCCAAGAAATGCTAGGCGCTGGATTACTTACACCAGAGGAAGGTTTAGGGCTTCTTGAGTTCCCTGATATTACAGAAATTACAGAAAACAAAAACGCTTACATTGATGACATTCGTTACACGGCTTACCTTATTATCAATGATGCTCAGTACAACCCACCAGAGCCTTATCAGAACCTTCAGTATGGTATTAGCTACATGAACAGCATGTATCTTAAAATGAAGACTAGGGCGCTACCTACTGAAAGGCTAGACCTTCTTCAGAAGTGGATTAATGATGCGTTATCTCTTCAAGAGCAAATGAGTCAGCCGCCTGAGGCAGCAATAGCACCAGAAGAAATGATGGCTTTAGAAGCAGAACAGTTACCACCAGAAATCACTCAAGGAGTTTAATATGAGTACAGAGGCAATTACACAAGCAATCGTAAACGAAGTAAGTGAACCGGCACCAGTAGAAGCTACTGAAGAAGCTGCACCGCAGGGGGACAGTGATCTCGCCCAACGGCTTGCAATTGTCGCTAAGAAGGAGAAGTCCTACTACGATAAGCGCAAAC